CTCCACCTCCTCCTGTGCTTGTACCTTCCCCTGAGGTAGCGGCATTTACAGTGACTGTCATTTGTTAGACTCCCATGTTCACATCAACTGTAGCTCCTGTACCACTAATAGCTGTAATACGTGCTCTTACATACTTCCAAGGAGCACTGGTAGTAAAACCATCTGCACTGGAAGTCGTGCCTGATAAAGTGATTGTTCCTAATGCGGTTGAGCACCAGTAGACATTATCATTGGAACACTCTATAATAACGGTGGCAGCAACTGCTCCTGTGCCAACAACGTTTGCTTGAAAGGTGCTTTGTGGTGCATCTTTGAACATCCCAGCACCTGTTACAGTGGTGGTGGTTGGTCCTAAGATTGTTAAAACTGTACCGCTCTTTACTCGTACGTTACCCATTTGTATTTCCCAAAGAAATCGGGGATGGTCCATCCACCCCCAACAAAACAATTATCGAACGTATTCGACGATAACGTAGAACGGTCCACCTACTGTAGAGGCAGTGCCAGTCTCAGCATAAATAGCATTAAGTTGAATATCTGGACCCAGAGGGATATTTTCCAGATTAATCATGTTAGCAAGCTTGGTGGTAGGACGAATCATACCAGCAGCGGTTTTTACATCAACGGTGTTGAGGTAGGTTGTATTAGCACCGGGGATACCCACACTGATCACGGCAGTAGTAGCCGCATCAGATGCTGTTGGTGAAAATATACGCATATCCATAATTGTCGAATCTGCTGGTAACACACACTTGACGGTAGCCGCCGTGTCTGTACGCAGAACTGCGAACACTTTAGTCTGTACATCCTTGTTTGAAGGAGTGAGTGCTGTAGGTCCGTAGCTGGCAATTGGAGTAATATCAATAGCTTTAAAGCCCATTGTAATTCCTTAAAAAGAAAGGGCCACAGGTATATATAAAATACATGTGACCCTCTTGGGTTAATTACGCGCCAGCACTTCCATACAGGCCACGTGGATCAGTCCAACCCCATGATGCGCGGAACGAAGCTTTAAACTTAGCGTTCTCTGTATCAAAGTCGTTGTCCATATCGAAAGCATCAGCACGACGCTCAAAGTACTTCATACCGTTAGGTACGTTAGTACGGATGAACCATGCATCAGTATCGGTCAGGTAATGATTAACGATAACGTCTTTGAACAAGCCCATAGAATTCAGAGCATTCAAATCGTTGTTATCAGTACCAACACGACCAGTGGACTTCAGAATACGGGTAGCTTCAAAGGCGAGTTGCCAAGGAATTACCAGAGACTGAGGACGAACTGCAATCTTCAAACCACGATCATTTGTGAAACCTGCGATGTCGATAACCGCTTGCTCCAACGATGCTTCTGAAAGATCAGATGCAGTGCCGATCAAGTTAGACCAAGTACCACCAGCGATATTCGCGTGGGTAGCTGACAACAGAGCAGAACCGTCACCACCAAGATAGGAGGTACTGAATGCACGGTTGTAAACGTTGGCACCAAGTACCTCTTTCGTTTGACGGATCGAGAATGCCAAGCCTTGAGCTTTCTTTTGACCAACTACATCATACTGGTCATCTTCCATGATTTCACGTGTGATGATGAAACCAAGTGCATACACAGCATGTGTGTAGCGAGTCGTAAAGCCTTGACGTTCAGAATCGTACTGGATTGGACCACCTTCGTTTTTGGACAGAGCCAAACCGAACGAGGACACACCAACATCTTCTTCAAACGCTTTAGACGAAGAGTTCTTATCGAACAGCTTCGTAAACTCTACATCATACTCATCGTATGCTTTACCATACCATGCATTAACGCCGGGCCATAGAGCCTTGGCGAAACTAGAACTATTAATAACAGCCATTTATTATTCTCCCTATTAAACGCCAGCAGTGCCGGTCGAAGAACCGAACTGATCGTTGTTAATTTTGACAAGTAACTTAGCAGCAGAAGCTGTATTGTCATTGTCGATACGTTGAGAGAATCCCAAGATTTTCAAAGCGAGGGTAGCGGTTGTAGCCACAGTTCCCACATCAACGGTTACGCCAGATGTACCAGTAGTAGTAGAACCAGCAGCAACAGCAATGGAAGCATTTAAGCCTACATTACCGAGAACGGCTGTACCATTACTCGTCTGTACTTCATACAGTACATTTGGATCATCACTGACCAAAACGTATTTACCTGTCGAAGCAGCACGATACTGAGGGGTATTCAAGTTGGTAGGATCGATGGCAAAGCCAACAACAACACCAAGAATAGCATCACCAGCAGCAGCTTGAATCACAGACTGAATACCAAGGGCTTTACCACCTGAAGCGGCAGGGTCACCAGTTGTTTCTGCTTTTACAGGATCACCAATAAAAACAGCAGTTGCATCACCAGAAGGGATAAAGTACAGATTGGCTTGACCATTGTACTTGGCACCATTGAGGTATTTAATAGGGTTTAGCCCATTAACACGGCTTGTATTAGCC